GAGAAACCCATTTTATTCCAATGTTCTAGTCCATCATATTGAGAAAGACCATTAGACTTAGTATTGCCATAAAGAGAAGTAGTTGTAACTCCGACCAAGACATCTCCATATCTTTCCTTCCAATCATTTTGAACTGTATCGGCAAGACATAACAATGCCAATAACTTTCCACCCATATAATTATAACCAAGAGGTTGTAAAGGAACAATCGTGGACCCAATGGCAGTATGATTAATCATGCCTTGTGAAGTCTTAATATCTCTTGACCAACCAATTGCATTGTCTCTTGGAGTTAAATCCAAGAAGTCGGATGATATACAAAGTACACCAAGATATTTACCAGTAACCTCATCTTCAATTGTATAGAATAGATTACGGCCGATATTGGAGTTATTCTTCATTGTTGAAGTGAATGTTCGAATGGCATTCCATGTTTCAGCCAAGTCACCATTATGTAATTTCATAACAGGTTTTAAATTGGCATAATCATCAGGATCTTTAGGCATCCAGAAATTAGACTTAACTTGATTAATAAGTTTTTCTTGTTCTGGATATACCATTTGAACATCTTGGCCCCATAGAGTTGATACATTTTCTACGGGATATCTTTCTTTAATCTCACACCACTTCTGGTATAATGTGTATTCTTTTACATCCATACCTGAAGCATAGGTTAAATCTTTGGTGAGAACATCGACTAGTTTTTCTTGGTCAATATGTTCATAGGTGCCAAGAGGATTCTTTTCAATCCAAGTTTGCCATTGTTCTTCTACAAATTCAATAGGAGTTGCCATTATATGAGTTTTAATTTCTTCATTAGTTTGTTACGTTTCTTCATGCCAGTTTGTAATGCCATTGGTTTCGCTATTTGAGTATACACTATTCCATTCATGTGGTCAAGCTCATGTTGAAAACAACGAGCAGATATACCAGAAAATTTAGACTCTCTAAAGATTCCATTAAAATCTTGGTACTCAACATCGATGATTGCCGCTCTAGTAATATGTAATCCTAGAAAAGGAAAAGATAAACATCCTTCCGCTAAATGAACTTCACCATCATATGATACTATTCTTGGATTATAAAATGCCACATAGTTTTCTTCTGCTCCCATCACAAATACTCGATGTTTAAATCCACATTGATTGGCAGATAACCCAAAGCCTCGATGTAACTTACAAGTCTCCACTAATGTAGAAGCGAACTCATTTGGATTAACAGGAGGATTATCAAAGTTAAATTCTGGTAATACTTCTTTTAAAATTGGATGGTCCTCAGATACCAATTTAAATACTTTGGCTTGTTGTGGTGTTACGATTCCAGTTTTTACGGCATCTTCCGTATTAAATCTTATAATATCATCACTCATCATTCTACCTGACTAAAATTATTAACTTTCTTAAACTTAATTACTGACCTAAACTTATCAAACAGTTGGTCTCCCTTATGACTGATAACAAACACATTGGTGTCTTTATCCATTTCATGTAACAATTTCAAAAATTCATCTGTACCTACAGTATCTAAGCTTGAATCAAATACTTCATCTAATATTAATAGGTTAGTATTAGTTGAATTCTTCATCTTGGCAATTTGTCGCCAAGTAAATAATAATGCCAAATCAATCCTCATCTTTTCACCTTCAGAGAAATTGGCATAACTAAAATCATCACGGTGTCTAGACTTAATAGACTCCTCAAAGTTCTCATCGATGTTAAAATTCACAAAGAAGTCCATTGCTGTTAGGTATTTGTTAATCAGTTTATTCATGATTGGCAAATACTGCTTGATAATCTTTGTTTTAATACCTGTATCTTTTAATAGATTACCAGCAAACTCCAAATATTGTTTCTCAACAGAAAGACCTTCTTGATGTTTAATCAAAGCGGATAACTCAGCCTTCAACTCAACCAATTTGGTATTTTCTTCTTCTAAGTTGTCCTTACGATTAGATAACTCCTCAATTTCTTTCTGCATCTTAGTAACATATTGGTTGATGGCAGATACCGTAGAATTGTGTTTCACAATTTCATTATTGTGATCCGTAATATGTTTTAAGTTATTTTGGATATCTTCAAATCGTTTATTGGTTGTGGCAATCTGAACTGATAATTCTGTAAGTCCTTTGTCGACCTCCAGTTTAGTTGTGCCCAATGTAACCACTTGTTCCTGTCTAAATGATTCTTCAATTCCTTGTTTACAGGTGGGACAGTTATCGTTTTGTTCATAGAAAGATACCTCTTTATCAATTTTTTTAATCTTAGATTCTAGTTTAGATTCTAATTGTAGTAATTTGGAACTCTTAGCCTCTACTGCCAATTTATCGGCAATTTTACTTTGCAGCACATCAATGTGCTTTTGGATTAATTCAATATCTTTCTGTAAGGTAAAGATTTGGTTTACACTATCTGCCACATCTTTCTTCTTCTTTTCTATCTCCGACTGATTGTGCTTCTTGTGTTCTTCTATGTTCTGTTTCTGTAATAATATTTTCTCTGATGCCAAATCCATGGCATACTTGTTCTTCAATGTTCCATCTTTAATAATGGACATCTTATCTTTGACAATGCCATTCATAGAGGAGAAAATTTGAATGTCTAATAAGTCCTCAATGATTGCTCTACGGTCACCAGGCGACAACTGCATGAACGGAACAAATGAGGCGGATCCCAAGATGACTACTTGCGTAAAAGACTTATAGTTTATTTTGAGAATGAATTTCTCTAGGTGGTCTTGGTAGTCTTTAGCTTTCGCATCTTGGTCCACTAACTGGTTATTACAATATACTTCAAATGTGTTTGGTTTAATACCACGAATAATCTTATACTTTTTTTGGCCAATAGAAAACTCAACCTCAACCACACCTTGTTGTTGGTTAATGGAGTTTAATAGATTGGGTTTATTGATTTTACGAAATGGCTTACCAAACAAACCAAAACACAAGGCATCCAACATAGTGGATTTACCTGCACCGTTATTACCTATAACAAGTGTGTTTGGTGATTTAGTTAGATTTAATTCCGTAAATGAGTTACCTGTGGAAAGAATATTCTTCCACCTTAACTTCTCAAATATAATCATGCTTGTTCTTGGTTTAAGGCCTCAACATATAATTCACGCATTACTGTTTTCAGCTTGTTATTATCAATAGATTCCTCTGAGATACCATCTACAAACTTCTCTATGATAGTCATAGTATCTTCAGCTTGGTCAATCATATCATCTTCTACGCCTGTTGTCAAGTCAATAAAGTCCTCGGCAATGGTAATATCGATTGGATTAACATTGTATAACGAAGCCATAAACTTGTCGAATAGATAAGGATTGGTTTTATTCACGACCACTACCTTAACATAGGTATTGGTATACTTGGTCAAATCTTTGTTGGTGATTTCTGTAATAGATTCTGCCTTATCATCATACACAATACGGTGATACATTACGTTGGGATTCGGGATAAACTCCAGAGTACGAGTAGACAAATCAAAAAGGTGAAAACCCCTAGTGTCGTTGTAATCTTGCCACGTGAGCTCATAAGGATTGCCAAGGTAAGAAATATTGTCTGAAGTAGAGCGATGATGAAAGTGGCCAGAAAAGACCATATCAAATTTCCTAAAAATTTCACGATTCAATCCTCCATCAGATGTCATACCACGGTGCATGGTAAACCCAGCAATCTCAAAGTGTCCCATACATAGAGCAGCCGAATTGTTTTTAAGTTCTAACATACTTTCATCATAGTTCTCTGGACAAATCCAAGGCATCATTAATACATCACATCCAACTTCACCATAATTTAAGTGTATTGTCTGTGGAGAATCTATAACATGGATGTTTTCATACTCATTAAGTAGTAAGTCTACTGAGTTTACATCATTGGTATTTTTAAAGTAAGTATCATGATTACCAGCCAACATATAAACTGTAAGGTTTCTTTTGGCCATCTCATCAAAGAACATCTCTTTGGCACGTTTGAGGCTGTAGAAGTTTATGTACTTCCTACGGTCAAACGTATCACCGAGTATAAGAACAGTAGTAATGCCATTATTGTCAAGGCATGGGAAGAAAGTATCTCGATAAAATTTCTCATAATAATCCAAGAAATGAGGTGAGTCATTCCTTGCTCCAAAGTGTTGGTCAGTTATAATCGCTATTTTCATAATACAAGTATATCACTCTCCTAAGAAGTTTTCAAGCCCTTTTGGTTTCTTTATCTCTTTTTTCTTCTTATTTGCCGTTTCATATGTTTCAATGAATACACTAATATTATCATATAGTTCAAACTGTTTGGTAGTACCATCTTCAAACTCCATCATTTCAAACTCATCAAGTATGCCATATTGTTCTGTGGCTTTATACTTAACATACTGTTGTTTCTTCTCTTTACCAATCCTTCTAAGAAAGGCAAAGTAAATTATCTGTGTAAAATAGGCAAATGGATTCTTAGATTTCTCTGGATCAAAGTTATCAAAGTACATTAAACAGTTCTCGATACCATCAGACATCATTTCATCACGATAGGTATAGTTAATAAAGTTAGGTTTGTGTGATAGTCCCTCTGCTATCTTCATAAAACACTCACCTATGTAATTAGGAATCGCTGGAGGTGGTTTTTTATCTGCTTTAGCAGCCTTACACCTCTCTTTATAATCAATGAGTGCAGCTAAGAAATCTGCATTGTTTACATATTGTTTTGGTTTAGAAGCCATGTTTACCACCTAAAGTTATTGACAAACGCTTGACAAGAGAGTAAAGTCGAGTATGTCCTGTTTTGAGATTATTAATGTAATACACCAGTACCATCATATTGTATATCCTGAAAATCATTAATTGCTAGTTGTAATTCTTCATCACTCATTTCTTTTGCCAGTTCTTTGGCACTTAAAACACTCTTAATCTTTTCCACAGTATACACATAGTAGTCCACAAATTCTTCATTTGGTTCTGCCATTGTCAGTATATCTTTGGTGTGTACCTGTAATTGATTATTTTTAATTAATTGGATTGGAAGCCATTGTCTCATAACCAAACCAGCATCTATTCCACGGAAATCAACAGAGAAAGCCATTGGCTGATCCAGTATGTAATGATTTAAACCATCAATAGAAACATTGGCAATCAAATCTTCCCCATTCTGTAATTTTATTACTTGTGTTTTATGTTCAAGCATTTTTTAATCCAATCTTGTATATTTTGAAAGGGAACTGCTCATCATTATATATCTTAGTTCTTTCCACAAAATGTTTTAAGGTATAATTCATATGTTTTTTGTATCTAAGGTCATCGGCAATATCATAAAGAGTTGCTTGCTCTTTACCTTCACTTTGCCTAAGGCCTCTACCAATACTCTGTAGTGTTCTAATTGTAGATTTAGTTGGCATTGCAAATATAATATTATGTAAATTTCTAATATTAATACCCGTACTAAACGTACCATAAGAAGCTACTACAATTGCATCGTTTTCAATCTCCATAATTCTTCTAATTTCTTCACGGTCATTAGTGTCAGTTCCACCATATACAAAGAAAACTTTTCTATTGCCAATCTTCTCTGTATCCTTTATCATATCATACAGGATTCTACCATGCTTGTCAACCATTTGATAGAGTATTAATGTATTTTTACCTAGGCTAACTGCAAGATTCTTAATGAATTTATTTCTAACCTCATTTGAAATTAGATACTGTATTTCTTCTTGGTAAGTTTTGTCTTTGTACTCTAAACACTTCTCATCTGGATGTTTTAATATGAGGCATTTAACTTCAAAATTAGACACTTGATTTTTATCAATCAGTTCTCTAGTGGTGATTACTTTGTTTACAGGTCCAAATAAACCTTCTAATACAAGCTTATGAGTTTTAGTACCATCTAAAGTACCTGTAAGACCTACACGATACTTGGCATTGATACAAGCCGTGAGTATAGTTGTAAGTGATTGTGCTTTGAATAGATGTGCCTCATCACCTATCACATAATCAAATTGATGGAAGTATTGTTTAGGTAATTTATATAAAGATTGCCATGTGGAAATTATTAAAGGTTTGCTTGACTCTTTGTCTTTACCTTGATATACTCTGTGTAAATGTTCTTCCATGTTATCATTATTGTAATCGGCAAAGTCTGAATACAACTGTTCAACCAATGATGTGGTTGGAACGATAACAAGGCCTTTGAGATTTTGATATTGTTGTAATTGACGAAAGATAAGATAAATGATTAATGACTTACCTGAAGCTGTAGGAGATAATAACAATGCTCTGCGCTTACGCATGGCATGAATATAACCTTCTATTTGATGTTCTCTTACTTCAATTGGTTCGCCACGAGCGTGGATTTGTAATTCACTTATGAATTTTTTGGCATGGTATAATGAATACTCATCATCAACAAAGTTATGTGTAAATGTGTAATCACGTTCTTGACAAAACTCCTCTACATTAACAATAAGACCCATGTAGATTTGAGAGTTCCTAGAATCAAAAAGCCTTATCTTTCCATCCCATATTTTATTACGATAGGCTGGAACAAAAGTATAACCAGGAACAAAGAATGTAAAGTATTCTGATATTTCCTTAGCAATGTGTTTTTCACATTCTATTCTGGCATATACCTCATTTACTTTGGAGATGGTTAAGTGTTCTTTATTGTCCACCAATAAACTTTTCCCATGATATAAAATCACGCAGTTGCCAGGTTCTTTGTTTCAATTCATTCATAATAGATTCAATTACAGATACCGTTTCTTCATGGTACACTTTCTTCTCAAGCAGTTTGATTAGGTCTCCGTCTGCTTCTAGATAGGTGGTGATGTCCGATTTGAGTGTAAACTGAAATGGAGTCCATCCATATTCATCTAGTTCTTCTTTGGACATTTTACCTGTATAATATTCCCATTTAATCTTCCGCATACGGAGATAATCAAAGTGTGCCTTCTTTGAGGCTATTTTATGCTTCGTGAGTATACTAAGGTATTTGTTGTGTAGTTTAGGTATCTTCAGCAGTTCTTTGCCAGGTTCTGTCTGGTCCATGTCTGCATCTGTTTCCCAATACTTTAATACTTGTTCTAGATTTTCCATAATATTTTCAAATAATTAACATCAAATTTACATTGTAACACAACTCATGTTAAGGTGTCAAGCTGCTGTGAATTCAAAGTAATCGTAGTTAAAAGTGGCACTAGCCGTAAGGATGTCATTGGCGTCTGCTTTGGTATCAAATTGAATATCTGATAATGATAAAGGGAAAGCATTATAATAGGTAACTCTCATCAAAGGATTATTTAAAGCCGATAATATTGTTAATGTGGCATTAGAATAACTTTTAGGACTTGTTGTTCTTTTACTTTGTAAATCAGATAATCTATTTCTATCTTCAAATCCTGTTGGTGCTCCCATTGCTCTGAACCAATTATATATTTCTTTCCAACCAACTAATCCTTCATCTACTGTAAAAGAAACAGTAAGGTCATTATAAGTTAATTTATTACCAGGAGCATATATGTCCAACATTGGTGTATTAATAGGAGCTTGTCCCATTGAAACTCCAGGTAGATTTACCTCTTGGCAAAAATATTGAACAGTAGGCATCCTATCAAAGCTTAAAATAAACTTTGAAGGTTGTAAGTAATTTGTATTCTGAGGGGCTCTAGTGAGTACTGTCATTTATAAACTTTTTAAGGTCAACCATTTTTTCTTTTTCAATCATACCAATTATATTACTTGTCAAATCAATTTCTTTTTGAATAAAAAACATCCTTAACTTGAGTTCTTCCAGTTGCTGGTTATAGTATTCAAGTTCTTTTCTTTTTCTGGATCGTAAGTCCAAAATCTCATCCAGAAGAATTATGTTTTTACTTTCTTCCATGTAGGTATTTAGGCCATAAAAAAAGAGACCTCCGAAGAGGTCTCTCTAAAGTATCACTCTATGGTGATTTGATTACATCAAGTTCTTAACGCCAAACAAACGATAGTAAACGTTGGTACGTGCATCTAATGTGCCTGTACCAGTAGTTAAACCTTTTGCAAATGGGTTAGCAACCATACCGTAACGAGTCTTAAATCCAATCTTAGGTTGGAATGTAAACTGGTCAACAGCACGAACCATTTGTAGAGGAACGTATGGGCAATAGAAAATACCAGCGTCATATGGTGAAGAACCTTTGTAACCGATAGTTACTAGTTCTTGGTTAGAAGTATAACCACCAAAATATGGGTCGATATAAACCTTGATTCGGCCATGTAACAAACCAGCAAATGTGTTACCTGTATCATCTACTTGTAAGTCAGACTGTAGAGCAGGAGTATAAGACAATACACCAGCCATTGCCATTGCAGAAGCTACGTCAGAAGAAACGATAAGAACGTTACCTTTACCTCTACGAGTTTGCTTAGCAATTACGTTAGCATCACGTTCAATTTGGAAAATCAAGCCTTTGAAACGCTCAACAGACCAACGACCGTTAGAGTCAGTATCTAAGTCAAAATAACCAGCAGTAGTAGTACCATACTGAGCACCAGCAACAGCACAAGTATAAATTGTACGAATAACTTCACGGTTAATTTCAGCTAGAATTTCTGTAGACAGAATGTTAGACAATTCTGTTTCAGCATCAAGACCATGAATTGCTTTCAAGTCTTGTGCTAGTTCTAAAGAATACTCTGCCTTTAGAGCACGGGATTGAGCAGTTACAGTAACTTTGTCAATTGTGAAAGCCATTTGAGCAAAAGCAGCACCAGACTCAGAACCTAACAACTCAGCGTTAGCTGTTGGGAATGCAATACCAGAAGTAGTTGCACCAGAAGTTACGTTTTGGAATGTGTTTGCAGTATCAGTTGTTAATGTACCTTGAAAACCGTATGGGTTATTGGTAGATTTAGTACCTGAGAATACTGTGTTTGCCTCATTGTAGAAAGCTTCACCACCAGATTGACTTTCGTAACGAGCACGCATTGCGAAAATTAATCCTGTAGGACCTGTCATTGGTTGTACACCAGCAACGTCATAAGCGATTAAGTTAGGTAATGAACGGCGTACTAAAGAAATCAAGATTGGGTCAAAGTTTTGAACACCACCAGCTAAGTTTGTAGGACCAGTATCAGTTAAAGTTTCGTTTAACTGTTGACGGTCTTGAGCCATAGCTTGACGTTGATTTTCAAGAATTACAGTAGTAACTGCACGCTTGTACGGATCTTTAATAGGCTCTAATTCTGGATGATCCAGAACTGGTGCCCAAGTTTTTGATAATTCTTCGGTTAGATACATTTATTTCTCCTTATTAGGTATCTTGTTTTGGTAGTTTATTTATTATTTTACCAAAGTCTGTGAAATTGATTTTGCATAATAGTCGATTTCAGAATTGGAAGACTTGATAGACTTCTTTTCTTCTTCGAGTAACACTTCGTCATCTAAAGCATCAGTAGTTGCAACTTTCACATCAGCTTTGAAATATGATTCTTTCAAAGTATCAAGCTTAGTTGTAAACTCTTCCTCAGTAGTAAAGTCTACACCCTCTGCGAGCGACTTCATTTTTTCTACTTGAGTTTGCGTCAGGCCTTCACACGCTGTGTAGATAGCCTCAATTTTTTTCTGTTCGTTTAATGCTTGTGATAGTTCAATACCACGAGCGATTTCTTCATTTAGAACGGCTTCAGTAGCTTCTAATTGAGCTGCCAATTCTTCAACGATGTCTACCTTATCTTCAGGAATATCGATGTTGTGTTCAATGAATAAATCTCTTAAACCAGTTAGGAATTCTTCTGTGATTTCTGCCTTTAAACCAGACTGAATGGCAATCTCATTGTCTTTCATCCATTCTTCTACCATGTAATTTAGGTAGCCGTCTACTTTAGAAGCTAAATCTTCTTTGATTGCTTCAACAGCAACTTCAAATTCTTCCATTAACTGCTCTTCAGCTTCAGAGATAACTTCTTCAGCACGAGCAATAACGGCAGCTTCAAAAATTGTAGTTGCTTTGGTTACGAATTCTTCTGATAGATTTTCACCAGAAAGTAAAGCATCCATATCTTCTTTCATTTTTTCCTTGCTAATCATTTTCTTGATTAATTTTTTATCTTCTTTTTCATCTTCGTGAGCTTCTTCAATGACTTCTTCTTCTTCATCAGATTCAGTTTCTTCACCATAAGATTGGAATGTGGCACCTGGATTTGGTGTCATCATCTGAGCAGCACGTTTACCGGCAATACGGTCACGAATAGCAGAGTAATCAGTTGCAGCAGATTGTGCTGGAGTCATACCACTACCTTGACCTGGTTGTGGAGCTAACTTCTTCATTGGCTCAGAACCTACAGGAGGCGTAGCACCTGGAGGAGTAGCAGATGGTGTACCTGCAGTGTAGTTTGGATTTGAATCACTCATTGTTTGTGGTGCATCACCAATTTTACCTACGTCTTGCTGACCAGCAACAACGGATGTAGGCAACTTACCGCCTTCAGGTCTTTTACCAGAAGTAGTAGATGCTTGAATTGATTTTGAATCTTCGCCTAACAGAATGTTTTTAGCGGCGTCAGATAAATTAAAATTTGCCATTTTGAAAATCTCCTTGATTTATATTGGATATTTATATTTAAAGTTTTTTCATGAAGTTCTCAAATATGCGTAGACTGACTTTTTCAATATCTTTTGTCGAAGCCTGTTTGATTTCTCTCTTGGCTTGTTCAACATATTGTTCTGTCCAAACACCATTGACTAACATCCATTCTTTCCCTTCCATGATACCTTGTACAAAAGCGCCAGGTGCGGAAGGGTCTGCTACAATATCTGCCGCTGTGGCTAGATAGAAATCGGGTTGAACTACATTAACGCCATTGACGTTCTTCAATGAACCCATGCCTCTTGAAGATACACCTAATTGAGCACCGCCTTCAATTAAGCTTCGTGCAATGTTTCCCATTGGTGTATCTAATATTTTTGCTTTACCTACCCAAGTATTACCATCTTCTCTTAACCCTACAATCATGTGTGATACACGGTCAAGATTAATAGAAGGTGATTCTGGATGTCCTAATTCACCGAAAGCTCGGTGTTTGTTAATATATTCTTCTGTATAACGGCTTACTTCTTTTTTCATTGTATTGAATTCATACAAACGACCATTCTTGTTTTTAGTTTCAGCAACTAAAAAAGGTCCTTCTATGTGTAAAGATTTCTTACCATTAGCTTCTTCTAGGTAAGTATAGTTTACGTTATCGTTTATTTCTTTAATGAGTTTCATAATTGGCCTATGGGTGAGGAGTTATACTATAATCGCCGTAATTAAAAGCGGCAGGATCACGGCCCCATCCAGCATCAAAGAATCTATTATCTTTATGTAACTCAATAATTAATGTATAAGCAGCGTTAGCAGTAGTACCAACCGTTTTAACTAAAACATTACCTGTAGGACCAATTGCATTGTTTGTAATTGCTGGTAATTGATATTGTGGATTTGTGTCTATACTTCCAACACCAAGAGCATAAATTGTATTTGTTGTTACAGTACCTTGCCATTGTAATTGTAAATGACCAACTTCAGCATCAACTGAAGCAATCACTCTTGAAATAGTAAATGCTGAATTAGCAAAACCAGGAGCAACAGTATTACCAGCTTGATATGGTAAATTGTTGGCATTCAAAGCTCCAGATAAACTTCTTGGATCAATAATTACTGTAAGTGCTTCATCTCCGCCGGACGCATCAAAGACACCAATCCGTTTAATGACGGTTCGTTTTGCTGTATCGACTAATATTTGTATTCCGTTTGAAGTTGCCATTTTTTATCCTGTTAATTTATTTATCTATTCTTCGGATTATTTATTTAAAGAAGATAAATGTTTATCCAAATCATCAGCGTGGCCGTGAGCAATTAATGGTCCTTTACCACCTTTAAATGATGATTCTGGTTTATGATGCCATTCACCATAACGATTCATAGATATGTGACCATGTTTTGGGTGGGTGTATTCTCTACCATAAGTTTGTTTTTTAATATGCCATCCAAGGCTTTTAGCATGAGATAGTTCTTTTTCTGTGGATGCATCAATCTTAGCTTGCAATTCTTCAACAGATTCATTCTTAGGTTGTGGTTTTGCACCAAGTTGTCTTGAAGTAGGCACAGCATCATACTTGGGTCGTTTTTTTGAATCAGGCATCGCATCATACGAATGTGTTCTTTTAGGTTTATTAGAAAATTCCAATGGATTTTGATATTGTTCTTGAACTTCTTCTTCATCTTCTTCAGAAACTTCTTCTGTAGCAATCAAATTTCTGGCAAGATTTTGTTTAGCTGCTTCAATATGAGCAGATACTTTATCTTGAATAGAAGCATATAATGCATTTCTAAATTGAACACCATCTTCATCCATTGCGTAATCGATTATACTTTTTTCTATTGACATTTTATTCTCCTAATTAATTTATTTATTACTTTTGGATTGTTGCTTTGCCGCATCTTTTGTTGCCATATCAATTTCATGTTTCTGGTCATCTGGATGCTGCGGTTGTGAAGGTACTTGAGCCATCATTTGTTGTTGTGCCACATCGTTTGTAACACCAACTGGTAATCCAAGTCCTTGTTCTTTTTCTATTTCAATTTCTTTATCCATTTCTTCAATCTCATCATCAGATAAACGTAGAACATTTCTTTGAATCCATAACTGCGAGAAGTATCGGCCTGTATATGGGTCGATAGTCTGTAACAAACCTAAACGGTTGGTCATTAACTCAGCATCTTTTAATTCTGTAAAGTTGTTGTCTTTAATGAAATCATAATAAATGTTTTCTTTCATCATGTCCCATTCTTCTGCTGTACAAATACCTTTTAGTACAACTTGTACACGCATTGCTTGGTCAAACAAATTAGAAAATTTATTACGAAGCCTATCAACAAACTTGGCAAACTTTAACTCATCACGGGTAATTTCGTTGGTACGACCTAATGAGAAACCAGAAGATTCTGGATTCAAACGAGAAACTGGAACACTAAGAGCCTTGTATAATTTCTTTTCGAAATACTTAACATCTTCCAACTCACCTAGATTTTGACCACCAGGTAATGTTGTAATCTCTGTGCCTTTACCACCTTCACGGCGTGGTAACCAAAAATCTTCCATCATTGATAAGAACTTACGGTCGTCTCTTACTTCACCAGTAACGGCATCATAGACCAACTTGTTCTTATACTTGACCATAATATCACGGAGATATTGTTCAGCCTTTAATTTTGGTAAATTACCCACATCAATATAAAAAATCCTACGCTCAGGAGCCCTAGAAATTCGATATATGACAGTAGCATCTTCAATCATCCTTAATTGGTTGAGTGGTTTGATAGCCTTATGTAAGTACGATAATACAACAGCTCTACGAGAATCCATTAGACCAGAAACAACATTGATGATAGAATCTGTTGTGATACGAACACCAACTGGACCAAAATTACTTGATGAACCAGAAATTACTTTATCATTAAAGATATAATATTCATTGATAACATTGGCAACTTCTACACCAGTTCTCTCGTCTTTTGATTTTTTAACTTCTCGAACCTTACGAATTTTTCGTGGGTCGATATATCTTAATTCTTTAATACCATCAGTAGGAGCTTCTCTATCAACAATAATGTGGTAGTATAATCTACCATCAACATAGTATCTGCGGAAAACATCTTGTGCCATTTGATTGTAGTTTAACAATCTCAGAACAGTATTAAATTCGGCTTGTAGTGATTTTTTAATCTTGTCTGGTTGTTTTAATTCGTCCAGGATCATTCGAATGTTTTTACCATCATCGTCTTGGCAGATAGCCTCATTGATAATATCATCGATAGCAGACTCAATTTCTGGCTGCATTGCCATCTCACGATAACGACCAATTAATTCTATTTCATTTTTAGCAGAGCCGTCTAGGTCAACATATGTACCATAGTAAGCGGCAGAAGTAATAGTGAGAGCGCCATCATCATTAACTGGAGGCGTAAAGGATTGCTGCACGGCTTGAGAGTTTTCATCCTCTTTCCGTGAAATGGTAAAACCAAAAAGTGAAAATTTATTAGCGGCCATATTGTCCTAGTTCAATTCAAAAAAGCATGAAAGAGAGGACCTAAGCCCTCTCTATAAAATAATATAAAATTAAAAGTTGTCTGTTGAATCTGAAGTCCAATATTGATATGCAAATGTTACTGAATATTCTTCAATAGAATCATTTGTTCCCCAATCTAAATCGATTGGAGCCACATCAACAGGGAACATACCAACAAAAGTACATCTCTTTAATATAGCACCTTCTTTACCATACTGTACTACGTTTGCGTTTACTGTATAACCTAAAGGTGTATTAAAGGCAGGGTTTCTTGCGTTGCCTGCGTGACCATTGATTAGATTCATCCATCGTTCCATGGAATTACGGATTGTAAAATCTTCATCGTTAATAATTGTTACTGTCCAATCTGTGAAAGTTCTGTTACCAGCAAACTTCATTTCACGACCAAAATAATATAAAGGAACAGTACCAATTGTTGAACCAGGTAACTGAGCAGATTTTGCTTGGAACAAAGCTTTACGAGTGGCATCACCAGCACCAGGTACTGCTGTTGGGAATGTCAAATTCACTTCGAAAAGATTTGGCCGAGCTCCGTCAAACTGAAGTTCTGACCTAAATTGTGATACGTTGAATGCCATTTTTTTCTCCTATATCGTTGTATTATTTATTAAGCTTGTCCAACGATTGTTGTGAACTCAACACCAGTTCTTACAGCAACAAAATTCAACTGAATAAAGTTTACTGAGCGAGCAGGTTTAATGTAGATATCACCAACAAATTGATTAGCATCAATAACGGATTGTGTATTATTTGTAGAATCACAAACAACACGATAGTCAAAGATACCACGGCGTGCTTTGATATCTGCCAAAAATGGAGTTACCAAATTAACAAATTGATTTTGTGTAGTAGTATCATTAAACTCAAACAAAGAAAACTTAGCGGCTTGAGCAATTGATTTTTCTAACACAATAAACAATCTACGAACATTAATTCTATCAAAGGCTGATGGTTTAGATTGTAGTGTTTTGTCTCCAAACAACACAGTACCTTGACCAGGGAATGTACCAATTGGATTAACACCAATAGCGTATAATGTATCACGCTGAGTCTTGTTTGGATTCCATGCTAACTTAACAACATTCTTTAAGTTACCACGATTAAAACCAGCAGGTGAGAACCATGGATCACGAACAGCATCTGTGTAAACACATAGACCAGCAATATCTCCATTTAAAGGAACATATGCGTAATTATTATTATACTTATCAAACATATATTTCCAACCAGAATCAGCAACAACATAAGAAGATGAACGACCTAATGCTGTTATCCAATTTTGAATATTAGTTGTTTCTGAACCAGATTGATTAACTACGTTTGCTGAAGGAGGTGAAATAAAAGCAATACAATCCTTACGAACTGTAGTAATATTATCAATTACATATTGTTGAACAGCAACAGAAGCACTACCAGTTATTGCCAAAGAAATATCTACTTCATCTGGATTTGCAAATAAACTCCAAGCAGTTTGTCTGTTTGCGTCAGATGGAGCATCATCCGAACCATTTGTTAAAGTAAATGTTGGTGTGGTATTCATTGTTGCAAAACTTGTAGCAATAGCGGAAGTATTTGCTAATTGATAACCCCATGTATTTGCTGGAGTAGTACCGGTTGCACCTATTGTATTATATAAAGGAGGATCTATTGCGTAAATATATTTTGAATTTCTAAAAATGTAATCTTTGTAGTAATTTGAATTTCCTAATGAATCAGTAGCGTCACTTGCTTTTGATAGATATGGGAATATTTCTAATACAGTATTTTTTGTACCTGTAAATAGTCCACCAGTATCAACAACAACAACGTGGATTTCATCATTAGCAGCTCCAGCAGCTGAAGCTTGAACTGAAGTTCCTGGAATACCAGGGAAAAACGATGAAACTCCAACATTATTGATATTCCATGTTGCGAAGGATGAGTTTGCACCAGAAGCACCAGCATCACAAACGGAAACAGTTAATGAATTACCTAAAATACCTGGATATCTTCCAATAAAAGCACCAGCTGTATTAGCATTTACTCTATTAGTTAAATAAGAATATTCAAAAGAATTTTCGTTTGCAACTTGAACATTTGAACTAGCATTAGATGTAGCATTGTTAGTTGTAGCGGATACAGTACGAACAACTTTTAAATTATTTCCGTAAGCTAAAAAAGAAGCGGCGGTAAGAAATGTATTTTGTATTGCTGTGTTTGTTGATGGTTGACCATATATGGAAACTAATTCTGTTTCACTTGAGGTCTGTTTAATTACTCCTGCAGGACCCCAAAGGAAACTACCTACGATTGCACCGGCTGTAGTTTGTACCGAAGGAACTACTGTCGTAAAATCGACTTCGGAAACAGCTACACCTGGAGAGATTTGAAATGCCATTTGTGTTCTCCTTAAATTATTATGTTATTGGCAGTTATAATACCATGATTATATTTATCAAACGCTATCTTTATAGATTCCTAACACTATCTCGGATAAACCTTGAATAAATTTCACCGCCATCGGCGGCTTCCCATACGTCACCATCAAAAACTTCAAAAGGATGTTCCAGTCCATCTTCAATAATAGGTGCTGGTAATACTTCTTGATCCAGTTGATTCATATCTTCCAACTGAATTTGTTTTCTTATATCATGATTTACAATTTCTTTAAAATACTTTTGAGTGGTTGCCCACGCAAACATTACTAAACCCATGACCATATCATCATTTGCTTCCGCTTCTGCCGAAAAAGATGTCTTGTTGGCGACAAAAGTGGTTAATTCTGATATAGTATCAAAATCGTTGATGATTAACTTATTACCTTCAATTAAAGTCTTTAGATTGGAACAACCCATTCTTTTGACCTGAACTGACATTTTTAAACCTAGTTGTACTCCTCTGGCAAACCCAGCCGATAACTGTTGTGGTTGTTTATTACCAGTAAACACCTTAAATAGATTTTCATATTCAAGGTCTTGGTGTATAATGTCAGCAACCTGTGGTGTATTATTTATCTCAACCAAAATGTAAGCATCGTTGTAATACTTGGCTGCATTATAAATGACCGTTGGGAAAAGTATAGGTGAGATTGAAGAACTTCTATAGGTTGCCACTTGTTCGTAAGGTGTAGTTGATATATCAATCACCGAGAATGTAGAACAGTCTAAGTTTTTACCTTCAGATACATCTACCCAAATACCATACAGATGGTCTTTGGTCGTTTCATCATCACCTTTAAATGGATGTTTATAGATATTCATCTTATCATGATTGGCAATAGGTGGTTTATAAGCCAACTGTTGTAACTTCTGGCCAGAGATAAGTGTATTAGAAGAACCTAAGAACTCAGTTTCAAACTCCTGTCTGAACTGCCTTTCAGAAGTATTCTTGATTGTTTCTTCTTTCCAATTTTCATCTCGACCTGGCACCATCGACCAATGAACTTCAAATGGAGTATAATTATTGTTCTTATTGACCGCATCAGTCCAAATCTTATAAAATAGATTCATGCCGTTAGGTGTAGAAACAATAATAATCTTTGTTTTGGTACCAGCAGTAATAACTGGATAGACTGAGGTAAAGAATTCTGTGGCAATATTGGATGGTACGAAAGCAAACTCATCTAAGAACACAATGTTAAACGAACCAGAACGAGCGGCTGAAGAAGATGTAGATGAAGCAATAATCACAGAACCATTCTCCAGTTCTACACGACCTTTGTTCCATTCAACTACACCTTGCTGTAACCACATGGGTAGATTTTCATAGGCCAATTGTAATTTACCAAGAATACCACGAGCAGTTTCACCACGGTTGGCCAAAACAGCAATTGATTGT